AGCTGTCGACGCACTGTTGGCCTTGGCATAAGTTTTTGGGGGCTGCGGCTTAGGGCTAGACCGAAAGGATACTACGCCGTAGGTGGGGAGAGAAGAAGCCCTAGACCACCTGCACAGTCCCCACCCTTCTTGTTGTATAATTGCAGTACTGATTGTTGAAAGGTATGTATGAATGTCTTCTATCTCCACCATCTGCCTACTATTGCAGGCAGCATGCATTGCGACAAGCATGTTGGCAAAATGCTTATCGAATCTTGCCAGCTTCTGGCCACGGCGCACCACCACTTTGGCAATGGCGATGCCGTTACCTATAGGCCTACTCATAAAAACCATCCGAGTGCAATCTGGGTGCGTCAAAGCAGGCTCCATTATGACTGGGTTGTCGAGCTCGGCCTAACTCTTGGCCGCCAGTTCAAACTACGCTACCTCAAGCTGCACAAGTCACATCAGGTGCTGGTTGACCAGCTTATGCAAGCACCACCTGCCATGTATGACCTCCCATTGCTATGGCAACCACCACCCTTAGCAATGCCTGACGAATACAAGTCCGACGACCACGTCGAATCCTACCGCAAGTACTACGCCAGCAAGCTACAAACCATGCCTATGGTGTACTTCAAAGGCAACAAACCCCCACCCATGTGGCTGTCCGATCTTTGGGCCGGCCGCACTTTCCAAGAGGCCGCGTAATGCGACACAACACTATGTACAACAAAGTCAAAGAATTCCGCACCAAGATGGGCCTGCCCGTTGGTGACCATCCTCACATTCTGCCTGCTGAGCAAACCAGCTACTTTGCTAGGTTCATCATGGAGGAGCTCTCAGAGCATCTCAAAGCGTGCGAGGAAGGATCCTTGGTCGACGCTGCCGATGCACTTGCTGACCTCATCTATGTCACCATGGGGATGGCCCATGCAATGGGGCTGCCGCTTGATGAGATCTTCAATGTGGTGCACGATTGCAACATGTCCAAAGTGCCTGCCAATGACTACCAACGTTCCATTCGCGGCAACCAGTATGACGTGGTTAAGCCTGCAGGTTGGTACCCACCTGAGCCCGGCATCATCAACATTCTCAACGCACATAAGAAAGCAACATCATGAAAATCAGTGAACTCATCGACCGCTTTGTAGAAGTCAAGGCAGTCAAGGAAGATCTGGCAGAGCAGGTCAAGCAATGCAATGAAAAGCTTGCAGCTATTGAGGCTGACATCATGGAGCAAATGTCTAACGCAGGCATCTCACAGGCAGCCTCTGACAAAGCTTCATGCAACATGAAAAAGGTTACGCACCCTGCCATCACTGATTGGGACGCTTTCTACAAACACGTGGCGCAAACCGGCGAGTTTGAGTTGCTCCATAAACGATTGTCTTCGGCAGCTATCCGCGAACGTTGGGAAGCTGGCAAAGAAATACCAGGAACTGTTGCGACCAGTTCTTGGGAAGTCACTGTGCGTCGCAAAAACTCGTAACTTGTTTCTATTTACAAAGGATCCGTATCATGGCTAAACCCCCTGCAGTTACCCCTGAGAACCAACTGGCTCTCTTTGAAGATCAGCTTGCCGCAATGGCAATGGAAAACGTCAAGGCTGAGCAATCAACCCTTGGCACAGCATTCCTCTCTACTAAGTCCGGTGTGCTTACCTACCGCGGCAATCCTGTGGCCAACAACAAACTGCAGTGCGTCATCATTGCCGGCCCCATTGAGCGCCTGTACTATGACTCGCGGTACGACGCAACCAAGGCCACACCGCCTAAGTGCTTTGCAATCGCCATCAGCGCTACAGGCATGGGGCCTGTTGCCAGCGTTGAAGCCCCTGAGCATGAGACATGTGAAGGTTGCCCTCGGAACGAATGGGGTAGCTCTACCAGCGGTGGCAAAGGCAAAGCTTGCCGTGAGACTCGCCGCTTGCTGGTTATCCCCGCAGATAGCATTGGCTCAGCTGCAGCTGTTGAAGCTGCTGAGGTTGCTGCATTGCGCCCACCTGTTACCAGCCTGCGCAACTACGCTACTTACATCCAAACCATTGCCGCAACATTGCGCCGCCCTACACTAGGTGTCATTACTGAGATTGCCGTTGTACCTGATGCTAAGACGCAGTTCAAGGTCAACTTCACCATGGTCAAGGCCATTGAGGATTCTGCGGTGTTACAGGCTTTGATGAAGCGTGGCGCCATTGAGGCTGAAAAGGCAATTGAGTCGGCGGGCATGCAAGAAGGCGATGAGCATGAAGCCGGAGCGCCTGCAACGCAATCCACGCGGTTCTAACAACAAAGGTGCATGCAATGAAAAAGATCATGAGTCTTTTGTGCGTCATCCCTGTCGCTGCATGCAACACCATTATGCCGCCTTCACCTCCTGAAGTGATATTGATGGTTGACCCTAAGGTTCAGCAAATGAGCCGCAACGAAGTCATCAATGCAATTCATGAGTGTGAGGGCAGCAACATGCGTGCTGTGCCTATTATCTCAAAACGCCTTGTCTCTGGATTGATGTCCGACATTGTCATTGACGTGCAATGCTATCCACGTCTCAAATACTTCATGCAATGAAACCCATCTTTCTTGACTTTGAAACTGAAGGCATTGAAGCAAGGCCTAAGTACCCGCCAAAACCGGTAGGCCTTGCTGTCTTTGACCCCGAAGGTGAGGTGCCTGATGGATACTACGCCTTTGACCATTTGCATAACAACAACAGCACAAAGGATGAAGTGCATGCTTTACTTTCTAAGATCTACGCTGGTAGGCGTGATATGTGCTTTCATAACGCTATGTTCGATGCTGATGTCATTCACGTTCATTTTGGGCTATCTATGCCTGATCATCGGCGTGTGCATGATACCCTTATTCTTGCTTTTCTTTTTGATCCACATGTTAGGTCTCTTTCCCTAAAAGACTTGGTTGTCGAATGGGGGATCGCCGAGCCTGAAGAGCGTGATGAGCTCAAGGCATGGATCATTGAAAATGTGCCTGAGGCCAAGAAAAAGAAATCCACATGGGGTGCCTACATTTGCAAAGGCCCCACCGAGTTGGTAGGCCGCTACGCCAAGGCTGATGTCCGGCTTACTTCGCAGCTTTACGACTTCTTGGCTGAGAAGGTTTTGCCTGATCAGCTTGTTGCTTACCAGCGTGAGATTGAATTGATACCAATGCTGCTTGAGAACTCAAGTCTAGGTGTACGTGTAGATCGTGAAGGCTTACTTGCTGCACAAGCACAAGCAGTAAAAGACATTGAGACATGTAATGTTTGGGTTCGTTCATTGTTAGGGTCTCCTGAATTGAATGTCGATAGCGACCAACAGCTGGTCGAAAGTATTTATCAATCTAAGTTCTGGGACAAAAATAAAGTCTGGCCTACAACCGACAAAGGCCAGCTACAAGCCACTACGGAAGCCTTCAAGGAGATGCTAACGCATCCCCATCTCAAGGATGTCCTTAGGTACCGCGCTAACTTGTCAACCTGCCTGTCCACGTTCATCGATTCATGGCTGGAAGCATCTGCAACCACCGGTCGCATCTACACTAATTGGAATAGCGTCAGGGGTGAGCGGGGTGGCACACGGACAGGCAGGCTCAGTAGCACTCCGAACTTCCAGAATGCCCCCATTCGCTATCCAAAGGTGGATATACCACCAGAGCTTTTGGTGTCCCCCTTGCCACTGATTCGTAGCTTCATTTTGGCAGATGAAGGCCATAAGCTGGTGGCATGTGATTTCAACGCACAGGAGCTCAGGATCTTTGCCCACTTTGAAGGTGGCAACTTGATGAAGCAGTATCAAGCAGATGCTCGTGCTGACCTGCATACTTACGCAGCCAAGATGATGACTGAGGCCAGTGGTCGTGAGGTGTCCAGGACTTACTCAAAAGGCGTATCTTTTGCGATTCTGTATGGGGCAGGCCCCACCAAGATTGCAGACATGCTAGGCGTAGATTTTGAAATGGCCAAGACACTCATGGATGCATACACAACGGCTGTGGCGCCAGGTCTCAAAGACATGCAGGCAACCATGCGGCAACGCTACAAGCTGGGGCAGCCGCTTAAAACTGTAGGTGGCCGGCTGGTCAAAATGGAGCCGCCTAAGGTCATCAATGGTCGCCGCCGTGAGTTTGACTACAAGGGCGTCAATCTGTTGATTCAAGGCTCTGCGGCCGATCAGGCCAAGGCAGCAATGTTGTTGTACCAAAAGAAACGACAAGGCAGCCGGTTGCTACTTAGTGTGCATGATGAATTGGTCATCTCAGCACCAGTTGATGCCATTGAGCGTGAGGCAGAATGCTTAGTGTGGTCCATGTGCAATGCCTTAGCTATGGATGTACCCATGGTTAGTGATTACAAGGTCGGCAATAACTATCAGGAGACAAAATGAGCCTTTCACATTCAAGCATAAAGCTCTACGAGCAGTGCCCTGCAAAGTACAAATTCATACGCATCATGCATCTCAAAGAGCCATCGGGTGATGCTGCTGAGCGCGGCAAGCAAATCCATGCTGAGCTTGAGCAGTCACTTATAGGCCTTACGCTTCTTTCGCCTGAATTGACATATTGGCATGATTACATTGAGACATTGAAAGCCAAAAAAGTGCAGCCTGAGCTTGAGCTTGGCATCAAGCGTGATTGGTCGCCTTGTAGCTTTTCTGACCCTGATGCATGGCTTAGAGGCATCCTCGATATTTTCACAATTGATGGCACAACAGCCTACATTGCTGATTGGAAAACCGGCAAGGAACGCTATTACGAAGAGCAACTGAAGCTTTACGCAGCATTGGTGTTTGCCGCGCACCCTGAGGTGCAAATTGTCAATCTTGACATTGTGTATGTAGACCTTAAGAAAACGCAATCGTATGACGCCATCACACGCAAAGAGTTTCCTAGTTTGAAGTTATGGATTGACAATCGCATTCATCGCATTGAAAAAGACACCATTTTTGCCCCACGGCCAGAGTATGGTTGCAAGTGGTGCCACTTCAGAAAAGATAATGGTGGGCCTTGCAAATGGTGACACGCATCATCCTTGAGCGTGACCTTGAAGCGTACTTCACAAAGCAATGCAAAAAGCATGGCATCATGTCGCTGAAGCTGAACGTACGCTTTGCACGTGGATGGCCTGATCGCATTGTGCCTCTTGAAAACGGTGAGGTGTTGTGGGTGGAGCTCAAACGCCCGGGTGGTGAGGTCTCCCCTATGCAAGAGAAAGTACATGACCAATTGAAAATACGCGGCCACAAAGTTTTTGTGATCAACTCAAAAGAAGGGATTGATAGTGTTTTGGGAACCTCATGAGTATCAAAAAGAAGCTGTAAAGTTTCTGGTTGAGCGTGGCTCAGGCCAGCTGTGGTTGGACCCGGGCCTAGGTAAAACTGCCATTGTGCTGTCAGCGTTTCGTACGCTAAGGCTTGCAGAGATGGGCAGCAAAATGTTGGTTGTTGCGCCATTGCGGCCTGTGCATGCAGTGTGGCCTAATGAGACACGTAAGTGGGAGCAGTTTGCGCATTACTCAGTTGGTGTGCTGCATGGTGGCAAAAAAGATAAAGTGCTGGCTGCCAACCATGACATCTACGTCATCAACTTTGAAGGCCTAGGCTGGTTGGGGCATAAGCTGAATGGCGCACCATGGCCATTTGACATTCTTGTAGTGGATGAGATTTCGTATCTGAAAAATACTCAGTCACAACGCTTCAAGACATTGAAGACAATGCTTAATAAGTTCAACCGACGCTGGGGCCTCACTGGTTCACCCGCGCCCAATAGCCTATTGGATATATTTGGGCCACAGCTAATCATTGACCAGGGGGCCACGTTTGGGCCCTACATATCACGGTTTCGCGATGAGTACTTCTACCCGTCAGGTTTCAATGGTTTTGAATGGAAGTTGAAGTCAGATGGCGAACAACGAATCCAAGCGAAGCTTCACGATAAAGTGTTGCGAATGGCAGCTCTCGATCACCTTGACTTGCCTGATCTGGCCTACAACACTATCAGAATCGAACTTCCGCCTAATGCACGTAAAATGTACGATTCTTTTGAGGCAGACCTGACCGTCAAGCTTGATGGTGGCGAGGTCACAGCAGCCAATGCTGCCGTTGCTGTGATGAAAGGTCAGCAGATTGCCAATGGCGGGTCGTATCTTGATGGCGAAGGCAGGCACACGCTGCATATA